GGGTCTGTAGGCTCATCACCAGCAGGAACATGAGGAACTACGTCTTTTACATCTGTTCCATTGTATACCTTCAACTTTCCTGTATCGGCCAATAACACTACGTCATCAATGTTCCTATTCTTATAAGTAATCATTTGCACTTCGTTACTTGTAAGGGTTGAGGTAATGGCTGATAGTGTACCGGCGTTATCCTTGTTCAATTTGAGGTTTGACACCGCTAATAGTTCAGTCGTCCCGTTATTACGATTGAAGTTATACAGCTTCTTTATAGCGTTCGGTAAAGCCGTAGGAGTATATTTGCTATACCCATGACGTTTAGAAGCGTGGCCACGGCCTAGAATGGCATTTTGAGCATCTACAAGGGCATTGTCCGGAATGAGGTTAGGCGCATCATTATTACTAATGCCGCGTGAAAAATCATTTAATGTTGCTAGTGATTTGTTCGACATTCTCCCACCCCCTAAACTTCCGCTTTCCAGTTCAATACAATATTATTTGTGCCAGTTACAGGTGCAACATTAAAGAATACCGTAAGATTCGTTGCATCCGCTGTAACATACTTTATTCCTGCTGTTCCTGTATTCAAGCTAGCAGGAGTAACTTGGTAATAAGCAGGAATAACACCCAAACCATGAGCAATTGTTTTAGATGTAGCCACCCCATCACCGTTATAAGTAAGTGTCCCTATTACAGAAGCCTTCATATCTCGCCAAGCGTTCCAACTTCCGCTACCGTCCGCATTGGTTCTTCTTAATTTAATATTGTATTTTGAATCATGATAAGGAAAAGCAATTTGTAATGCTGATGTATCGGATGCTTTGTTGTGAAGAATCCCCCAAGGTATATCTGATGTTGGCCTGTTTAAAGCTGAACTTCCTGCCCAATAAAGACCACTAGGAATTAAGACGTTGCAATCCGTAATCCATTCCGAAGTTGCGCCTAGACTTCCCATGTTTAGAATGTCTGCAACAATATCTTTTACCTGTTTGTTTAAGATACCTATATCCTTATTGGTTGTTTTCATCACTTGCGGATTGGTAGATGTTTTTTTTACATAAAGGAAGTCGGGAACTTTCCGCTCTGTTTTTCCTCCATCATCAATTGGGTTATTCAGAATAACCCCTCTAAGCATGGTTTGACCTGAACCGCCGCCATCTAAGCAATAGGCGAATGTAACACCTTTAGCTAGTAGAATACGAATCAAATCATCATAGGTCATACCTGTATTTTTTTTGCTTCTCCCCTCACAAGTAAGCACGATGATATCATTGTTAGCCATTTGAGCAATTACTTGCCTTGGGTTTGGCAGGGTTGTATTTGATTCACCAGTATAAACGGTAGGATCAACAGACAATCCGTTTTGAATCATCGGATAGAAACCTGTTAATGCATTCAAACATCCATCAGCTAGGATAGTAGCAGTTGGAGTTGTAGGTGGATAAGATACCAGCGTATTGTCTGCTTTAATCCCTAGTACATGACGGTTAGTGGAGTTATTTACATTTCCCTGCATGACCATTTCATCTTGAATCTGTATTCCTCTTGGTTGCAGGGTAATTGTATCAAAAGTTGAGGCATTGATGGCAAATGACGTAATATTCCTTGAGGCAAAGCTCCGAACTGATTCGCCTGTACCACTATTAAACACTTCATTCTGATACCCGTGTTCCAACTTAATTAAATTACCTTCCGAATCAAGATTAGGAATTGTCGTTAAAAAATAATCTGTTTTTGAAGTATCATCACGCAATTTTTCAAACGTGATTTCATCATAATAAGCCGTTTCCGCTGCTTCTGCATCTACCTCGGTAAACTTTTCATTATTCAAGGCATCTTTCGTATCTAATCTTTGCTTTAAATTATCAAAATGATTACCTTCACCATCGTCTAATGCTTCTATCGTCAATAACTCAGTGATTTTTACATTGCCACCTAATGACGAGTTATCAATATAAGGCATACAATCACCCCTTTCACATCTGGTATGCTGCTCTTACGGTTTCCGGTGGTTGATTACGTATCACAAACTTTTCTAACTCGCGTAAACGTTGATTAAACTCTGCAAACGCTGTGCTGTATAGCTCCGGTTCTTCATCCTGGTACTTCGCTTTACTGACTGCATAGAGTACAGGTAAATCATGAAACTGCACTGGCAGAGCAGGAACATCAACAGGTTCTACTAAGTGTGGAAGGTGTCCGTAGTAATACATATCAATTACTGTTTCCGTAAGGTTCTGAAATCCGATTATGTTTCCCCATCGTTTATACCCTGTGCTCGATTGGTCCAGTAAATCAACTTGATCGTATATACCAGCCGAGCCTATTACGTGTTTGAGTGTCATTAAGTCCGAAGGTACGGCATAATCGGATACGCCTTCCTCAAGAAGCAAGGTTGCTTTCTTCTCGTAATTCATCACATCGGAAGCAAGGTCCAATGCTCTGTTCACCCATCCTAATAAGACGGTAAAACCAAAGTCATCGTCTGTATCTTTATTGATTTCTGCGATAATCTGTGAGAGATCCATGGTTTAGCCTCCTTTCGAGGTAAATAAAAAACACCCTCAGAAGAGAGTGTTAATCGCATTATTAAACAGTTGCACCAACACCATCATGCCATATGGTGGGCGAAACTTGATGTACATTAATCGGTTTTCCTAAATCGGTGTCGTAATACGGTCTACCTACGTAAAGATTTGTTGTTGGTCTTTGCGCTGTTGTTCCTGCTTCACCATTTATCGGACTTCCATCTGTGTCTGATGTTGGGGCAGAATTTTTGAATCGTAATTTCCCAACGGAATCCACCCATAAATGATATCCTGCTAGTTGAATATGTTCACTATCCCATTTACCACCTATGAATTGAAGGTTTGCACCTTCTATCCCTATATTCGTTCCATAATTACGAAGTTTCTTTGTAATGGCTACCGTTCCATCACCGAACCCGATATTCCCAGATTGTTGTTCTATTTGTATTCTAGGAAATAGATCTGTAGCCTTTTTAAATTTACTAAAACTACTGCCAAACGAAGAAACATAATCGGTTAATGGGTTGGTGTTTATGTTGGCAGTTACATCTAACACCGATATAGCTGAACTACCACCACCGCTAGAATTTGAGACCACAAATGTTGATCCGGTGTTAGAACCATGTATTCTATTTCTATTTGGTGAACTAACAGTGTTCCATTTTGTACCTGCATCTGCTGTAATAACAACATCTATAAGACTATACCCGTTAAACAGTAAATTAGAGTGTGCTAAGTTTCGGAACGCTACTCTTGGAGTTGGTGCTTCATATCTAGCAAACAAGAAATAATGGTATGATCCAAAACACTCAATGTGGAATTCCGGAACATCCCCTTCAAGGCTCGGCTTGAAGAACGTATTGTTATTCGGTGTATGATCTCCATTTTCACCAATTAGTATATGCCTTGTACCTGGTGCCGCAGCACCAGCAGTACTGTAATGTCCGAATCTCCCACCATAGAAATTATTTTCATTTACCCATGAACCATTTCCAGAAGGTCTTAACTCCAAATTAACTTTATTGTTTTCTAAATAATGAAAGTAATAATCATTATAAGAATTGCCTGTTGATTCCGCCGTAATCAATATACCTTTTGAGAAATCAGAAACATTTCCAAAATGAACGGTAGACTCATGAATATTGGTGGCTTGTACCCCTACATCTGTTCCATCCCATGTTTTTGTCTGCTTTCTAACATTAGGAAGATAAGCCGTTTTCCCTCTGTATAAGGTATTTCCATTCCCTTCCCTTAGTTCAACAGCGATTGGAATATTAGTTGTCACGATAAATGTTGCACCAGTAGCATCTACATGTCCTTGGAACGTTACTTTAGAACTTATATAGTACGTTCTTGGAGGAATTATGACCCTTCCGGTAGTTCCTGCTGCATCACTTGCGCGTTTTATTCTAGGAGTATCGTCTAATTCAGGTATTTGAAGTTTAAACTTTTCCACGTTTTCTCCGACACTCGCTAAAACATTAACTTCTGTGGCAAGGGTGCGTTCGTCTTCCTCGTCACTCTCATAATAAGTAGCCTTTACCCGAAAGGATGCGTGACCGGTTTGGGCTTTCATTTTAAAGTCGATAAAGGACTGTGCAAAGGATTGAGATTGGAAACCAGGGATAACCACATTGACCTGTGTCCCAACGCTTACAATCAAAGGATTCGCGCTTTCATTCGATACTTCTAACGTTTCTCGTAAAGTGGCATCAGGAAAGGTGTATGTCCTTTCCGCAATTCCTACACTATCCACTAATTCAGAGGTAACTATATTTCCATTATGTCGGGTATCTTGTACAACCGGCATTTAAATCACCCCTTACAGCTCGTTAAATTTCTCCATGTTATATTCCGCTTCAATCGTTTTGCTAAATGAATCATTCCATACATCAGCCACTACATCCGGCACTTCTAATTGTTTGCCTACTGCTAAGATGAACTCTTGGCCGTTAACAATAACCGTTCTATGTTTGGATGGATTGCGTGAATCTGGTGCAATAAACAATTTCACTTTAGGTAACGCCAGTAATGCATCCCGTTCGTTTAATAACTCTTTTTCTACTTCTTTTTGTGATTTAGACATATATATTCCTCCTAAAATTCAAATAAAAAAAGGAGAGCCGAAGCCCTCCCATCTAATTAAACGATTGCTGATTCGTAACGAAGAATCGCTTTTTCTTCCAAACGTAACGCTGTGAATGCTGATTTCCATGCAATTGTGCTGTATAGGTTCATTGGGTTAGATGTATCCGCGCTGTCACCGTTAGAGTTTTTCACGATGATTTCTGGTTTAGAAGATCCTTGAATATCAGGGATACCAAAAGCATCTGCACCGATTACAAGTGTTCCATATACATCAATACCAGCAGCACCAGCAGCAGAGAATACAGGAGCCGTGTTAGCTTCTAAGAAGTAGATACCGTACATTTGACCAGCGATACCTTGTTCGCGGTTTTTAACGTCTGTATAAGTGTTTTGATCCTTCCATTCTTGTGTTTGCATAAGGACTGCAACAACTTCTGGATGTGTGAAGGCAATGTATCCTTTACCACCATTAGGCAATGACACTTGTTTCACGTTGTTTTTAACCATGATTGTACGAAGCTTGATGATGTCTGATGCTGTAATTTTCATTCCTGCAGCAACCGTTACACGAGATGTAGCTGTAGAGGCATACTTAACATTTGTTCCTGCTGCTACAATGTCACGTACCACTTGGTCCATAGATAGGCCAGCATGATCACCAAACATTTGAGAAGTTTCAGTAATGATTGGGTCTAATCCTGTAAGGTCTAGGAAGTCAGAGACTTTAGTCCATGCACCGTATTGTTTTACAGTAGCCGTGATTTTGTTGATTGTTAAGTCTAGTCCGTCAGGAGTTGTACCCTCTACGATAGCTGTTGTGCTTAGTGTAGGAAGGTCCATTCTACGGAATGAAGTAGTAGCCCCTGCACGTTTAGGAATGTTTTGTTTCTTACCATAGTTCATGAATACCACTTCATTGATTAAGCGTTCAAGCATTGTACGTTGGTAAAACTCCGCTTGCTCTGCTGTTAATGTTGAATATCCTGCTCCACCTTGTGAGTAAGTCTGTACGTTAGTTGCCATTTATAATTCC